AGCTATAAACTCAGCACATATCTCGTTAGAAGCGCCACCACTATAGTCATACCCCATAAGTTGAGCAAAGTTACTAGTACCTGGACTTACATTACCAGCTATTATATTCTCAGTATTATCGGGAGTCCAGAACACAAGAGAAGCATTTGTTCTGCTAACTGTAGGACTACCACTACATCTAACTCTAAGATGTAGCGTGTCTCCTGCACTGACAATCACCATAGAACGACCTAATGCCTCTGTCTCACTATCAGAGATTGTAGCACATAGTGAAGTACTCAGACCATTCTTCATTACCCTGAACTCAATGCTCTTGCCAGCGCCAGGAGCAGTAACTACCTTTGTAGCTATAGATGTCAGTATACCATCCATAGGGCAAGTAATATTTATATAACTACCATGTGATTGGTCATCTCCGCACTCACCAAATATGCACCAGTATCTAGTTTCACTAGTACTTGGCTGCTCTCTTGTGCAAACCCATACTTGAGACATTATACTGCTCCCCTAGTATCTATTACTAATATATTATCGTACAGCTCTAATCTGCTATCATTAGGAGCAATCATCCTGCCAGCCATTTGCTCAAACTTAGCTCTTGCAAGTTGAGCGGCAGCTCTCTCATCTACATCTCCCTGACTAGTAAGCGAGCCTGACAGAATTATCTTGATTATGTCTGAGTATGCAGCTATCTCATCTTCGTCTTTGGCTTCACCAGTTAAGTAGCTAGTCCACATACCATCGTCACCTTCATTACCAAAGACATAGATATGATTAGGTATGAGAACATTCTTACGCTCCATGTACTCATAGAAGTATGGAGCTTTATAGGAGTAGAAGGTTAAGTCAGTATCGTCATCATCTTGGGGATACTTAATCTCCCATTCCAAGTCATCGAGAGGTTTTAGGTAGCTAGCAGTCATATTGAGTAGTCTATATATTAAAGCTGCTGCATACTCAAATGGCTGAGCATTGATGTCAAACTGAGGTTGAAGTGAGTCAATGATACCATCATCCTCTTCCAGCGCATTGAGAGTCATTGCTGGGTCTACTTCGCCCAGAATAATCCCAAGGATGTCATAGATGGTGTCAGTTGTATAGCTTGCAGTGTAAAGAGGAGGGTCGCCTATACGGATGAGTGTCTCTCGTAGAAGAGTCCACATACCTTCCAGCTCTATCAACTCCCACAGTTTTCCACCTGCTGAGACAGTCTGCTGGTGCTTTACCCACATACGAGGAGGAGCTGGCTCATTAGTTCCATCACCTAGATACTCATTTCCAGCACCAGTTACATAACCGTAACCTATCTCTATCCAGTAGCCTAGCAGGTTTGGTATGTCTCTTTCTACATTGCGGAAGATTATAGTTGCATAGTCATTATAAGGTTCCTCAACATGGTCTATCAGTAGTATGCGGTCTCCATAGTCACCATCAGTAGATAGGTCTATGTTATCTCCGCCAGCTGTAGGATGAAAGACCAGTTTGAAGTAAGGAGTCTTATTTGCCGCCTGCTGGGCTGCTAGGTAAGTTTCTGATACTGACCTAGCCATAATAACTCCTTCCTTACAATGGGTCTATGCCTCGAACATAGAATGTTCTCGCTGCTGTAGTCTGAGCTGCACTCAGTAGCAGAGCTATATACCGAGCACAGATGTCCTTAAAGACATTCATAGCAGCAGTAGTCTTCGCAGTTGTAGTATTCACGAAGTCACCAGTATCATCCATATCAAAGGTATAGGCCTGAACTGCTGTTCCACCAGTAGTCCTGACTGGCTCTACTGTTAGTGTAGCCGAGTCGATTTCTGGACTGTATACTTGGACATTCCTGAACACTCCGCCAAGGTCTACCTCAGCTGATATAGCAGGGTCATCGTCTTTTGCTATTGTTACTGTTTGCCATGAACCTAATCTTAGTCCCATCGTTGTCTCCTTACTTACCGTAGTCTAGTGACTTACCAGTCTTCTCCCGAGCCATGCCATAGGCCTTACCAGAACAGTACTTCTGTTTACTTTCTGCACCCTCAGGAGCGGGCTGACCCATACATATCTCTATTTCTTGGGATATTGCTTCCTGTATCTGTTGGTCAGTCGAATCTGGTGTCAGGTTATCCATTGCAGAGTTTGGCATTGCATTTCTCCTTAATTCTCACGAAGTTTACTAGGTAACTGGACATCAGGTCTAGGGACAGTTAAGACACCTGGCTTTAATATAGCTTCCCATAAGTCCTTACTGACACTAAACCTCATAGTAACCTCCTACGAGGCTAGCTAAACTTTCTGTATATAGCTTAGCTAGCCTCATAATGCTCCTTAACCCACTTTTGGAGGATAGGGCGATTGTACTTCATAAGAGATTCCTTAGGAACATTAAGCTCCTTAGCAATTTCATCTAGGTTAACTGACCTGCCCCTAATCCTCCTTATAGTGGTCATTTCTTAGCTGGAGCCTTCTTTCCCTGAACAGGATGATTAGCTGGAAATATCTTTTTCTTCTCTTCTCTATTCATCGTTATCCTCCTTACTCCAAGGTTAGCCAGATTTCCAGGTCTCCATAACCACTTTCAGTTCGCTGAGTTAGGTAACCGATAGTGTGAGTTCCATAACTGGCCTTCAACGCTGACTCACCACCAGTGTGTAACTGAGCCATTCTCTCGTCAGCACTATCACCGAAGTAAGCTGTAGGTTCGATGATACAGCGACCTCTCCTTTGCACCCAGGCAAAGTAGTTGACAGTGAATGTAGTGGCTAGACATACACCGAGGGCAGATACATAGCTAGTACCCTCAGCACTTGCCACCTTCATCTGGCTAAATATAGACTTGTAGGCAGTTACACCAGTTCCACCAGTGGACTCAGCTGTCCCAGCAGTCATAGCAGTTCGAAAGCCATTCTCGGCATCAATGTAAACTCGGACATAAGTCCCATTACCGAGCTCGCTTCCAGCAATACGGTACTCCACCTGATGTCCGCTAGGATAGACTGCTAGCATACCATCTTCGTAGAAGTTCTCAGCGTCGGCCTGGTCTTGATAGAGGTCGCAGTAGGTATCACCCACAGATACAGCAGCATAGAGGTTACCCTCATAGCCATCTACATCTGGCTCACCAGTAGCACCAGGACAGAGGTTAGCGTTGACTACCATCCTGGATATAGGAGGCCCTGTTGAGGTTGCTCCAATCTTACCGTAGCGGAATACTCTGCCATCAGCATACTCAAGCTTTGCTCCTAGCGGATACTTCTGAGCTGAGTCCTGAGTATACACATCAGGAATCTCTAGGCTAGGAACAATAGGACTTCGAGGTAACCACAGTACTGCACCGCTATCAGAAATAAGTGTGTGTCGTGGTCTATTTATTGCAACAGTCATTTCTTACTCCTTTGTCTATTATCTTCTGCCTTAGACAGTTATCGCAACATCTTCGATGTCAGCAATTCTGCCCAGGCACAGTGAAGACCCTAGGAGCACAGCTCCATAGTTAACTAGCCTGATTCCACCTGCATCGTAGTTCTCAAGCTCGGGAAATCTCACCAGTTTGTAGAAGTCCCCGAAACCTTCAGTTCCACCATAAGCATAGGTTAGACCAGGCTGCATCTTTAGCACATTTCCGTGCTTGACACCGAAGATAGAGTACTGCTTATCATTAGCAGTGTAGAGTGTTCTGACATCGGTTGCTGTAGATGTAAGTCCAACGTTCTGATTTTCAGCAACCAGGAAGTCTGTCCTGATTATAGGGATAGCATCCCAGAACAGTACTCGCTTGCCAAGCTCATTATAGCCAAGAGTCAGGTATCCAAGGTTATCGTGAGTCTGAGTAGTACCAGATATAGTATACAGGAAACCTCGCTCCTGATAGGCAGCATCCATTCTTCGGACAATCTCATAGGGCATCCACAGTTCATCGCAGCCATGCTTCATAGCATCTATCATAGTCCGCAGGTTCTGCAGGCTGAGGCCAGCTTCCCCATTGTCTATGTTCAGGTCGCCAGATGTTTCCCTCACCCAGGCGTGCATACCATTGAACTGGCCTGAGGTATTGTCATCAGCATAGATAAGTCTAGCACCTACTTTCCTCTTCAAGGCCTTCTCACACTCACCGAGCATGACCACCTCGTAGTTGTTGTAGGTTCCGTAGATATTCTCGACAAAGTGGTCAAGTTTCCTCTGAACATAACTACGATTCAGTGTAGCTTCCTTCTCATCATAGTCTACATCCTCAGTCCAGGCTAGCTGCTCACCGATGCTTACCTCAGATACAGCAGCTTCAAGGGTAGATACACTAGTAGACCTTTCCCTTAACCACTCTATCTTTAGACCTGACTTGGCTGCTTGGGCTACGGCTACCCTTTCTATAGGGTTATTCCGTTTTATATCTTCTTCAATGACACCAGGTATCTTGGTAGACTGAGTCAGCTTCTGAGCAGCTGCCAAGTTATCCCAATGTCCACCAGAATCAGCCATCTTATTTACTCCTTATAAAGTTATTTTGCTTCAGGCGTAACAGTACGAGTCCCTATAGGTGCAGATTCTAGAGCCTTCTGCCTTCTCTCATAATCAGTCATAGGCTGGGCTTGCCCTAGTCCTCCACCAATAGCATATTGACCTATACCACCGCCTTTTATTGGGATTACAGCCTTTAAGGCCTC